CTTTCTGGGTAAGCAATTGTATGGCTTTGTCAGCACCATCGGCAATCTCCAACTGATTGCCGGGTGTGAATGGTTTAGAATTATCAAATAATACACCAAACAATGTTATTCCAATGACTTTGCGGTTTGCCTGCAACTTCCAAATATCTTGAAAATACTCTGTGTAACGACCCATGTATAACTCCTTAATTACATTAATTTAGCATCTTTAGCGAGCACAGTCAATATATCTGACTATGAATAAATACATTGTACTAGTGAGACTATATGAATTTTGCAGACTACTTTGTTAAAGGCTTAAGAAATACCCTGAGACTTAAAAGGGGCGTGAACTGGTCCGTAAAAGGATCAGAAATACCCATTCCAACGGCCACTGTGATAGACACATGGTTTGTGGGAGAGTTTTCCAGTGCAGTGTATGAAGTGGTTGCTGAGTACGGAAAAAACGACGTTGAACATATCAATGTAAAAATATCAGGCCGTCCTGAACAAGCATCAGTTACAGTTAGTGGTAGAAATAACAATGGTAGAGATTTGGTGAGATTCAGTGCCACAGTTGATGCATCTAAAGTAATTGTAACTGCAAGTCCGTTTTATCAAGACAATGGCGTTACGCCATTGGCAAATGTCAAGTTAACTTTCAAAGTTACTTATTTTGAACGCCTGACACCCACTTATATTCCAACAATTTCTGGTGAAAGTTCAAACACTGGTGGAGAATTGGGCATATTTAAAAATTGGAAAAACTCTAATTTGCCAGACGGATTCATGGCAGTTAACGAAAATGGATCTATTGCCATTAGCAACATTGGCATGATTCAAACACCCGGCCAAACTGAACTTACACCAAATTTTATTTTAACAAAACTAAATGTTTCAAACACTGACAGTGCTGTTACAATTACTACATCAACGGATACTCTGTCATTAAGTCTACAGTATCTTGCTAACCTAACAGTTACTAATTCGTTCACAGCAAATACCGTTACAGTATCAAATTTTAATAACGCTAATATTGGCGGATCTACTCCAGTTGCGGGAACATTTACTCAGTTAACAACAACAGGTACAGTATCTGCTGTGAGTACTAATCAACAAATTTCTTTGGCACCAACCGGCACCGGAACTGTTACCATTAGTCCTGCAACAACTGGCACAATTAATAATGTGGTTATAGGAGCGGCATTACCCAAGGCCGCCACAGTTACAGCATTAACATTAAATTCAACAACATCGTTTGTCAATACTGGTCAAACTGTTACCATAAGCCCAACTGGTACAGGCACAGTTGCATTTAATCCCGCAAATTTGGGATCTATCAACAATGTATCAATTGGTGCAACTACGCCAGCACCTGGCAGGTTTACTACCATAACAGTTTTAAATACCAGCACAACAGGTGATCAACTTATAACACTTAGCCAATTACAGGCTATTCTTTTAGGAGCAGCAGTATGAACGGTTATACACAACTTGTGGTTAGTGGTCAAAATACAATTAATCTTAACGCATCCAACAATGTCTTGAACGTTGTGGGAACAAACGGCGTTGCAATAACTACCAATGCCACTACAAACACATTGTATATTAATACTGGAAATTCAATTGCCGACTTGACTGTGACTAGCACCTTGGCAGTTAATCCAGCAACAACTGGTGCAATGAATAATGTTATTATTGGAGCAACCACTCCAAAAGCTGGCACGTTTACTGCGTTGACTGCAACAAGCACTGTGAATCTCAATTCTGCAAATTCCACAATAACACTGAGTCCAACTGGTACTGGCACTGTAGCAATTGCTCCTGACAGCACTACTGGCACAATGAACAACATGACCATTGGAAATGTTACACCTGCAGCCGCTACATTTACCACACTAACAACCACTGGCAATGTTAATATGAATGGTAATAATGCCACCATTACTATCAGTCCGGTTGGCACTGGTACGCTAACAGTTAATCCCACTGTGACTGGCACTATTAATAATACATCTATTGGTTCAGTAACAGCCGCATCTGGAAGATTTACCACACTATCAATGACCAGCCAACCCTCTGGGCCCAACAGTGCAGTTACATTTGGGTATGCAGCCGCATTAGCAGCCGCATTTGGCATGGCAATGTCTTAACGGAAAAAATATGACAACAGTTTCTAAATTATTTAGATCGGAACACGGATATCTTAGCCCTTACTTCGTTGTGGATGTTCAGGGAAACTTAGTCACGAATACGATTACAGTTACTGGTACTAAAATTGAACTAACAACTGGTTCTTATTTGGGCTATAACGGGGATGCATTATTAACTCCCACCACATTGGGTCCAAGTGTAACGCACATTGCAGGTACGCTAGATGGATTAAATGTTAACGGAACTGTGAATATCACTGGCAATTTGAATTTAACCTTAAATGCGTTTAGTCTAAGTCCAGCAACACCTGGAACGTTGAACAATACCAGTGTGGGTGTAACCACAGCAGCAGCTGGTAGATTTACTACATTGACAACTACAGATGCAGTTACACTGAGTCCAGTAGCCAATGTTGCAATAAGCCCTACCGGCACAGTCACAGTTAGCCCAAGTGGCACATTAACTCTTGGAACAGCTGGTCAAACCACTTCTTTCCTTGGACAGCTTTCTGTAATATCAAGCAATCAAACAGTAACACTGAGCCCGAGCGGAACTGGAACAGTTACCATTAATCCAGCAACAACGGGCACAATCAACAATGCCACTATTGGAGCAACCACCGCAGCGTCAGGTAGATTTACCAACGCAGAAATAACAATGCCCGACCCAACATGGAACATTAACAGAACATATGCAGCCACTAAAAAACTTGTGGAAGAGATGTTCATAATGGGTTACTTTTCGGGTGTCAGTGCTAGATAACAAATGCTAACAATAAATTAAGCTAAATAACATTAATAATATTTGGAGAAGTCATAAATGGCCAAAAGTCAGATTAGAAGCTACGTTTTTACCCCAGGTGTCGCTGGCGTAGGTACTATTAAAGTTCCGGGTAAGCTCGATCTTAATCAGTTGTTGATTATCACGAACACCACACGCAATGTTATTCTTTATAACTTTGCTGACACAACAAACGCCAGCACAGGAATTAGTTTTAGCCGAGCAAACGATGCTAACTTTGTAACAGCGTTAGATAACACAGATGGCATTACTACTATCACATTGCAAGTTAATACTGCGAGTCACAGTGCCAACGATACGCTTCAAATATTCTACGAAAAACCTTTTACTGATGTACGTTTGCCTGAAGTAGGCACAGATGCGTTTGAACGTACTAGAATTTCCGCCCCAATGTCCATGCTGGATGCTGACTTTGAATATGGACTACAACCTACCAAGTGGCAAGCAGTGTCTTTAATGCGTGGATATCCAAGTGTTTACGAAATTCCAGGTTCTGACCTAACTGTCAGTGCTGCCATAACAAATGCTGCCACTGGTGAAAGTTTAATTACCATCACAACGGGCAGTGTTCACGGTCTAAGTGTTGGACAACCAATTACTATCAAAGGATTTAACACTAGTATTAGTGGTTTTAGCCGTGCTGAAGGCAGTTTTATTCTTTTTAGCGTTCCTACAACAACTACTTTTACATTTTACGCCAAGGCACAAGTTGGTGTTTCAAACGGTGACAATTTATACAGTCCAATTATTCAATTGCGAAAAGCTGGATTCTACACAGGGGCCGCAGTAAGTGCTCCGCAATTTACATATAGTGCTGCTGCAACTCCTGTAATCACAGTTACCTTTCCAGCAGCACATGGTTTTGTCCCCGGAGACACAATTTTAGTTGCTGTTACCAGTGACACCAGCGACACGCAAAATCATAAATTTGCAGGCGGCCCGTTCTTTGTTGAAGCAGTTCCAACAGTAACAACACTTACATACACTGCTAGAAGTGCCGCAGTTATTACTGGTACAATTGCCGCAATAGTTTATGCTCGTCCAGACTCATACTTCTTACATCGTCCGTTAGACGGTGGCGTTATTTTAAGTACAGGTAGTCCAAGCTACGGGTCTCATGCAATTCGTATGAGCAAAAAATATATTCGTTATCAGTCTGGTAAAGCTATTAACTATAATACAGGTGCGCTGTTTGCTCCTAACTATGACATTAGAAGTGTAACAGCATCAGGTACAACTGTTGGCAGCGTCATTACTATTACTACCGACGACGTAGATCACTCGTGTCAAATTGGTGCAGGTATTGAAATTAAAGGTGTGATTACATCTGGATATGACGGCTCATATACTGTTGCTACTATTGTAGACGAAAGAACACTGACAGTGTTAGCCACTCAAACACTTGGTGCTACCACTACAGACTTGGCAGGCCCAAGTTATATTGTAGTTAGGAATTGGACTGGTGCCATAGTTCGTGCAGGAACATTTGACGATCAAAACGGTCCGTTCTTCCAGTATGACGGCCAAACTATGTCAATTGGACGACGTTCTAGCACGTTCCAAATTTCCGGAACTATTACAGCCACACCTGATAGTAACGTAATAACTGGCACAAACACTCGATTTATTGCGCAGTTGGCAGCAGGAGACCGTGTGGTTATTCGCGGCATGACACACGTGGTCAGTCAAGTTAGCAGTGATACACAAATTAACGTTACACCAGACTATCGCGGTGTTAACACAGCAAGTGGTATTAAAATTTCTCGTACTATCGACTATATAATTCCGCAAAGCAAATGGAATGTGGATCGTTGCGATGGTTCAGGCGGGGTGTTTAATCCCAGCGGATACAACATTGATGTGGGCAAGATGCAGATGATTGGCTTGCAATGGACATGGTACGGTGCAGGTTTCTGTGACTGGATGATGCGTGGACCAGAAGGAAAATATATCACTGTACACAGATTGCGTGGCAATAACTTGAATAGAGAAGCATATCAGCGTACAGGTAATAGCCCAGTTCGTTATGAAGTTATCAACGAAGGTGCCAAGAGTGCGTTGACGGCAGCAATGACTGACAGTCAAACAACTATTCCAGTTGCAGATTTAACATATTTTCCAACAGCTGGCACTGTGTACATTAATAACGAACTAATTAGATATACTGGTAAAAGTGCAACAACAGGTGCTGGTAACTTGACTGGTGCAGTCCGTGCGACAACATTTACACACTTTGTTGCAGGTTCCGCAAGAACTTACAGTGCAGGTGTAGCAAGCACACACCCAGCATACGAAGGTGTATTGCAAGTGGCTTGTACAGCAACTCCCAACATTAGTCACTGGGGCAGTGCATATATTCAAGACGGTGGCTTTGACTCAGACCGTGGATATCTGTTCAACTATCAAGCCACAAACTTGCTGGTATCAACTACTAAACAAACAGCTTTTATGATTCGATTGGCACCCAGTGTGAGCAATGCCATTATTGGTGATTTAGGTGATAGAGACTTGATTAACCGTGCTCAGTTATTGTTGCAAGCACTTGATATTACTTCCGACGGCTATACTGGTAGCACTCCGTACTCGGGTGGTATTGTGGTTGAAGGTGTGCTAAATCCACAAAATTATCCAACCAACGTGTCAGACGTTACATGGAGTGGTTTACAAAGTTCGGGTGCTGGTGGATTACCCAGCTTCTCACAAGTGGCATCTGGTGGTGGTGTTGTGTGGGCAGGCGGTGCTAGCCAGACTACATCGGCTATTACAACGCAAGCATTTTTAACAGGTTCACTTGTTGTTGAACTGGTTCCAGGTAGCAGTAACTCTGTTACCAATGGTTATCCTAACTTGTTTATCACAGCCGCCAATTATGCAACATATATTTCACAAGGTTTACAAACCGGCCAGGGTATTAGTGGCAGTAACATTCAATCATCTACTGTTATTAACAGCATCAACTTCTACGGTATATATAATAGCGTGTCTTATTACTACATTGTATTAAGTAAGAACCCAACTGGCTCAACAGCTGGAGCAACCACACTGACTGCAACCAACAGCTATCCAGTAACTAAGACCAGTTTGATTTACTTCCAGAAAGCAAGTTGGGAAGCAACCAATGCTACTGCTGGTACTGAGGTTAACACTGGCGGTATTTTTGCAGGCGGCACATTCGTTTCAACAGCAACACTGACCAGCTATCTTGGTGGTACACAATACTATCGCGTGACATTTACTCAATCTTCGGATAGTAGTACAATTACTCCTGCTTCAACCACAGTAACGTTTAAGTTCGGTCAACCTCCTTATGCACAACCAGGCGAGCAGATTTTCTCGTTCATTAGTGCTCCTGGTGCATTGAGTTCACTGGATCTATCAGGATTAAAAGAACTTACTAACACAGTATTGGGTGGACGCGGTACATATCCAAACGGTCCAGACGTGCTGGCAATTAACATCTATCGTGCGGCTGGTTCAGGAAGTATTCCTTGTAACTTAGTATTGCGTTGGAGTGAAGCACAGGCTTAATTTGTTCAGTACCCAACAAAAAAGCCGCTTGATGCGGCTTTTTTTGTTTTATAAATTATCTATTAAATCTATCACTGTTTGTATCTTAGTTTGGATAACTCGATTACGCAGGCTTAAATCAAGTCCTCTATGCACTGGTTTAGGCAATCTACTTAGATCAAACCATCCCCATGCACTGTGCTCGTCGCTAAGTGTTGGAATAAATTCGTCTTCCACAACACAGAAGTATGTGTGAAAATTAAACACACTGTCATTGCTGGTGAATTTTTCCAAGGGTAGTGTTTTTTTAATATAGGGCGGAGTACCAATTTCTTCTTCTATTTCTCGTTGAAGTCCTTGCCAAGGAGTTTCGCCTGATATATTAGTACCGCCCACTAGACCCCAAGTGCCCACATGTTTACCGTGTGCTTTTTGTAGTAACAAAAATCTCTGTGTGGATTTGGCACAAAACAATGCACCACTGCATGTGATTTTTTCTGTTACAGTTCTATTTTCCATTGGCCAGCCTTATATTCACCTTCAAAGCTCTTGACCCAGGAAACTCCGTTCCACAAGTACTGAACTCCAGTGTATATATTTGTTTGCCATACCATGGTGTCCGTTTCCTGAACACTGTTGAAAATTACCTGCCATGCTGAGCCACTCCACTCAATGATGTCGTTTGCACGGGCAACTAGATCCGCATTGGTTGTGCTTTTCCAAGCATCGGCACCGTCTGCGTTGATCTCACTGCCAATATCTTCTATGATCAAGTATCGTCGGCCTGCTGCCAATACCCCGTATCTAGTGACAAATTTTGTATCGCTGGGTCCAGTCATCAATGGATCCATGATGGCATCAAATGTTCCTGGACTACTGGCCCTGTGACAACCACTTAAACTGTATCCAACATCAGTATCTAAATAGCCATTGCTGTCTATACCTGTATTAGTGGTAAGAGTATCAGGATCCCAAGACACATTCAGCAGTGTGCTATCCAATGGGTTAATTAAAATTGTACCAACAACTTCTGATCCGTTGGATTGTGTTAAGTATAATCTGCTGGATCCTGCTACATATTGCTGTGGAAATTGATCAAATAACTCTTGCCAGTTGATGGCAGGCCCTTGTTTAACTGGCAAATCCAAAAGACTATTTCTAGGTATGGCATTTTCTTTTTCAGCCATTAGTCTAACTTCACCAGCGTACACTTGTATTCCAAAGTTGCCGCTTGTGCCCGCTGTTATTCTACCCAGCACTGTTGATAATGTTACAGTGGGCCCAGCAAGATCTTGCCCTAGGCCATCTACATAACCGCTTGGACTTGAATTTGAATCCTGATAGAAACTTGTGATAATTTTAGTAATAACGCCAAGATGTTTGACTTTGGCTGGCGGGCTGATCCAAATAGGAGTTGTCACTGTTAGTGTAGCCACTTCAATAGGGCTGTCATTTCCCACAGGCACTGTTCTACTGCTCCAGTGTACGTCAAATAATTCCAATGTGGTCAAGCTGGTCCAGTCAACATAGTTGTCTGTGGTTTGCAATTCCAAACTGGGATTAAACAATACCAATATCTGTTCAAGTATTTGTAATTTTTGATCAGTGTTTGCAGACCATATATCCACTTTCATCTTTAACAAAAACGGAGTAGGCATCACTCGTTCAACTGTATAGTTACGACCCTG